TTAGATTAATAAATTTTATCTTGTCACCTTCTTGAATGTAAGGATACTTATTACCTAATTTCTTTTCTTTAACTAAGTGATTGTATAGTATTGCACCCTTACAATGGATAGGAGCTCCTTTTCCAAAGAGTTGACTTGCATCTGAAAACTTCTTGAGTCCATTGACTGATCGTGGATAAGCGATATCCTCTGGTGGCAAACTCATAAATTCTTCTCTGAAATCTTGTATAAACGTATTCAATTCTTTTTCAGTACCATTCATAATTATATTTAGGCCTTGTTTAATCTTCTCTCTACAAGGAGCTGGTGTAGATGATTTAACTGCCTCGATACCCATAATCTTGAGTTTTGCCTCTTTGTACTGCACACCCTCATTATCCCATACGTTTAGAATGTATCTTTTCTTTGCAGTCCATATACCTTTGTCTGCAATCACTTCTCTTGACATCTCCATCTTCTGTTCATAAGAGTTTACATACTCATGCAGACGTTGATAACTTTTCTCAATGAATGGCTCAATTTTCTGTCTAGCAACGTCATCCAAGAACTTGACAATTTTTTGAGTTTCCGTTCCCTCATCAAACACTTTACTGACAAGTGAGTCAAAGCAAACATATATCGAATCTGTATCACTCGCAATAACGTAATCTTGTCCAGAGGTTTTAAGAATATCATTAAGATACTTGTTAACATCACGCTCAATCCAACGAATGGATAACTGACCAGAAGTAGTAATTGCTTCAGCAACCAACAAATCGTAATAACGAAACCAAACATTCCCAAGAGCACCATATGCACTATTGAGTGAAATCTTTTTAGCCATCTGGATATTATTGTATTTTGAAATATCTTTAAGTAGTCTAGGTTCTTTAGTATTCTCATATTCCTGCTTTGCCTGTAGTAAGAGTTTCTTATACTTCACTCTATCATCATACATGGATTGCATTAGTTCAGGCAAAAATCCTCTTTTGTTTGTTTTAAACAATGCACCATTAGGTGTAAGTGTAACACCCTTGAGTATTGATGTGTCTACCTTTCTATCTAGTAGTTTATCAACTGACATATCTGGAACTTTATTCTGTGAGTAAAGTGTTTCAGTTGATATGTTATATTGCATAATCAAATGTGGATACAATGAGTTCAAGTCAAAGCTCATAACCCATTTATGCATACCCACTTGTGGGTCTTTTACATATGCACCCTCAAACTTCTCTGGTTTTGACTTCGGCACCTTTTGTGGTATCGCAATCTTTTTCTTGTTAAGATAATTGTATATCAGTATATCCCAATACTTAGTCGAACCAAGAACATCCATATAATTTACTTTTGCATCATAAGCCATAGTTAAACATAACTCAATCAGTTTCATCTTGTCTTCGAGTCTGTCAACAATCTCCACATCCATGATATTATATTCTATAAAGGATTGGAAATCTTTCTGATACCATTCACTAAATGTTTCAAATGGATTACCATCTTTACGTTCACCTAGTTCAACAAAAGCAATATGGTCAAGTCTATATGATTCTTGTGCAGTATAAGTAAACTTACGATACAAGTCAAAGTAATCTAGATGTGCAACACCTTGTATCTCATACACTTGATGTTTACGACCCATCTGAAACACTTCTCTTGAGTGTACACTTCTCCAAGGCGATAGTCTTTTAAGTTCATCTTCTCCAAACAATTGTTTGATACGATTACATAGATAAGGAATATCAAAGAACTCTGTATTCCAGCCTGTGATTACATCTGGTAAATGTCTTTCCCAAAACATAAGAAATTCTTTTAGTAGATGAACTTCATCATCACACTTGACATAAGTAACGTCATCACGATTATTTACAAAGTCACCAATACCCCAGACAACAAACTTCTTACTCTGGTGGTTCTTTACTGTAATAGATAGAAAAGGTTCTGCAGCTTCTTCTGGACTAGGAAAACCATTCTCACATTGTACCTCTATATCAATAGTTACAATCAATATCTTATCTACATCATACTCTACTGTATTAGGATAAGATTCTGCAATGAAGTTGTAAGGATACATGGTACTACCAAATACCATTTGTGGTTGATTTTTATAATTCTCAACCCACTCTTTAGCCTCTTTCATATTGTCAAATTTTATAGGAGTTACATACTTACCATCAAGAGTTTTCCACTCTGTAGGTTCTGTAACAGGAGCATAAAGAGTTGGTTTGTATTTAACTCTACGAGTTTGTCTTTCTCCATTTACTACTTCTCGCAGTAATAGAGTGTTTCCCCATTGGGATATGTTTGTATAAAAGTTCATTATGTATAGTACCACAGTAATGGTTAAAAGTCAATGATTATTCGTTTAATAATTTTGGTTCTATTCTTGGAAATTCTTTTTTCAAAGTATCTAACTTATCATTAGCATCAGTCATTGCAGATACTAGTTTATCCATTTCTTCAAAATGCTGTGGATGCTCGCCAATCGCCACAGGTTTTGTAAGATATATCTCTAAGGTAGTAGATGCTTCTTTATAAGCAGCTTCATATTTTGATTTGAGTGCATCAATCATTCTGTATTTCATTTTATTCTCCTAAAATTTAGCGTCATTATTATCACCTCGTTCAATCCAATCAGATAGAACAAATTTTCTATTTGGGTTTATATTTACTTTAAATCTAGTTAATAAATCCCTATTAATAAGAAATGTACTTTTAGAATCTTTTTTAGTTAAACCTATTGGTACATCTCTATATAATTTATTATTAAAAGTTATATCTACAAAAACAATAGGCCTTTCATCAATCTTTCCAACATGAGTTGGTTCAGAAGTTCCTTGTAATTTACTTGTAAACTTTTTACCATCCTTTTCCCACTTAACTGTTTTACCAAAGATATCAATTTCATCTACAACAAACATAGATGCCTTAGTTCCATTTCCAGTATCAAACTTTGCTCTAACTGGGCCATAACCATCAATATCAATTCTTTCGTGATATCCAGATTCTTTTGTAAATGAATGTTTTCTATGATTGTCTTGAGTAATATAATTAAATAGATTTTCTACTACTTTTTGTGGTGTGGTTTTACCTATATAAGTTTCATCTCTTTCAGTTGTATCATACAATGCAAACTCTGAACCAATACCAGTAGAACCATTACATTCTAAAACATAAATTTGGTCATCAACTAATGCATGATCTACACCTACCATATAAGCACCCACAGAACGAGCAGCATTTAAAACTACTTTGTGTTCTTCTTTTGATAACTTGTAAGCTTCTGTAGTCGCACCTCTGTGTCTATTAGAACGAAAATCTTTCTTTTGTTGAGTCCTTTTGGTTGATGCTAAAACTTTTCCATCAATTACTATTGTACGAACATCAAAATCAAAATCTAAATATTCTTGTAGTAAAAGTGATGCACCAAATTTCCAAAGTGATTGTGCAACAGAAATCATACTTTTTTCAGATTCAACAATTGATACACCAATACCTTGTGTTCCAGTAAGTGTTTTCATAATTACTGGAAATTTACTACCCAATCTTTCATGGGCATGAAGTATACCCTTTTCATTTGAAATAAGAGCTGTTCTAGGAGTAGAAATATTATCTCGTTCAAAAGAAATATATGCTGACATTTTATTATCACAAGTCAACATACCATCTCTAGTGTTTATCATAAATGCACCAGCGTTTTCAAATGTTGATAATAATGCTAATCCAACTTCATCTTCGAGAACACCAGCACGAATAAAACAAATTGTCTTTGCAATATCAAATTCTGCTTCAGTATCTTCACCATCAGTATTTGATATAAGTAAAGCACCTTTTTCTAAGTCATTTTTTGAAACCCAAGCTTCTTGTGTATTAATAATAAAACAAGGGATTTTTCTTTTTTTACATTCCTCTAAAATCATATTACTAACAATAGATTTACTATCGCCATCAATTTTAGTTAGAACAGCAACTTGAATGTCACTTCTTTGTATTTGTTCTGTAATGAATGACTTGAATTTTTCCAAGACTAACCCTCTCGTTTTTTACCTATGTTATATTTAGTTTCAAGAGTCCATTCATTCTTTTCTTTAAATGAAATAATCTTTATCTGACTTAAAGGAGCTATTGGTTCTAAATCCCCTTTAACATTTACTAAACCCCAATCACCTAATAGTTTGCCGATTGTGTTTCGTCTTGCGATATCATTCTCTGATAAATTAGTTTCCTTACCATCAAGTGCAAATAATTCTTTAAAGTGTACTATGAAGTACTTACCTTGTTTATGCAATATATGACATGATTGATATAGTTTTCGTTCTTTTCTTGAAGCGACGCCTATACGAGATAATGTCTCTCGTATCTTTAGAAAATCGTCTGGTTCTTTCAGTTCGACTTCTAGCATCTGCTCTGGTTTCCAGTTAATGCTTTCCATTTCTACCACCTTTATTCAAACTATCCTTG